CTCTGATTGCCGCTAGAAGCGAAAGGTGACTATAGTGATATAGTCGTTTTTATTACTTTTGGAGGTGTTTTAATGAGTACAGCTGCTAATATAGCTATTCAAGACGGTCAGGGGACGCCAGTCACCCATACCTTCTATCCAATCCAGACTACTGATCCCGTGATTTATCGGGAATCATTAGCCTCAACTCCCACTATCGGGAACGGCACCATTAATGTTGCTGTTCGCGAAAATGCGAGTGGATTGGTAAAGGTTACGGTAACAATGCGTTTACCTGCACTTGAGACTGCTTCAGGCGCCAATCCGGAAGGTTATACAGCCGCTCCTAAGGAAGCTTACACTAATCAAGCAAAACTTGAATTAGTGCTGCCAGTTAGGGGTACTGTTGACCAACGGAAAGATTTGCGTGTATTATTTGCGGATCTCTTAGGAGATGCGCAGATCGTCGATCTAATCGACGAATTACGTAAACCTTACTAAAAGGAGATAACATGTCACTCTATAAGTGCGTGTACGCGGGTCGCCGTAAGGCTAACCGTGCGAAAAAGAATGGAAATTCTTTTTATCACCTTTTTAGTCGCGCCAAGTCTGACTCTATACGAGTCGAAGTCGCAGAGCTACTCGGTTATGACTTCCGTCATACAACTCCTTTTGATGCTTTTTCGTCTTTAGGAGAACCCGAGTACAATAGTTCTGACTCCGACAGTTTATTGAAACTGATATCCTGTCGGGCACTGTTTTCCAAGGATGCGGACTTATTAAGTCCACATGACCGGGAAAAGAAGGCCTTTGAGTCTTTTCTATTGTCCGAAGAATCTTGTAAAGTCGTTAATGACAGGATCCGAAATAAGACTATCGCTGAGAAATTCAGCGATCTTGAGCCTATACTTTTTTATGCTCAAGGGAAAATTAGTCGTATTCTCGGTGAATGTCCTACAATTAACGAGCTTGACTTGTTCTTTGGACCTGGGGCTTCCACGTCTTGCAAAAAAATAACAAATGCTCGACGTAAGCTGTCGACGAAACCTAGTATTACGATGTCTTCTCTTCGTATCCTTTCGGAATTAAGAGATGAGCTCCCGTACTATCAACCTTCCGAGGCTGATATTATGGACGCAACAATTGACTTCGTACCTAAAAATCTAAAGACTCATCGTATGATTTGTATTGAGCCCACTGTTAGTGGAATGGTCCAGAAAGGTATCGGCTCTGTAATTAAGCATAAACTGCTTAAGAACGGCGTCGACCTTCGGGATCAAACCATTAATCAGAAACGCGCAGTACTAGGGTCCAGAAATGGATCCTATTCAACGATAGATTTAGAACGGGCATCTGACTCTGTTTCTACGAACCTGGTCATGGATTTGCTACCATTTGATTGGTATCTCCTCCTAGACTCCGTTCGGAGTAAACAGGTGCGATATAAAAATGTAACTTATCGCCTAGAGAAGTTTTCTTCTATGGGTAATGGTTACACTTTTGAACTCGAG